GCAAAAATATATGCAACCACCACTAGATCACAAAGAGGTTGCCACAGTTGTAGCGCAATTAAATAAAAAAGGTTATCAATACAAATGTAAAGATCAACCTATTAGTTCTTTTTGCAATGTAAACGTTTGCAAGACAAGAAAGCACGGTGTTGGTGCAGAGAATGTATCACAACAGTTAGGATCTTTATCTAAGTTAGAAACAGAACCACCTATATGGTTTTTAGAAATACCTACAGATGATAATGAACAAGATCTTAAAATACAATTAACAACAGAAGAATTACAAATACAAACAAAGTTTCAGAAGAGGGTTATGGAAGTATTAACCATGATGCCTCCTTTGATGAAGGCGTCTGATTGGCAACAATTAGTGAATAGTAAGATGCAGAGTGCTCTTAAAATTCCTGTGTCAAATGACGGATCTGTGTCCGGCCAGTTTTTAGCTCACCTCCAGGAGTTCTGTACTGGTCGTGCACAGGGACAAGTAAAAGAAGATATATTATTACGTAAACCTTATACAGAGGCAGGTAAAATATATTTTAGACTGCAAGATTTACATGCATATCTTATACGAAATAAGTTTACACACTACAGCAATACAGGTCAAATTATTGCTGAGTTGCGTAAAATAAATGGAGAACATAAATTTTGGAAACTAAAGAACAAGGGAGTTAACACATGGGGTGTACCATCTTTTGATGAACAAGATTCAGAATACGAAGTGAGGAAACAAGATGCCACACCGTTTTAAACTACCAAAAATAAAAAAGGGAATGAAAAGTGAACAGATAGCCATACTGTATTTAATAGAAAAAGGTTATTTTGTTTTTAAAAATTTATACGGCGTAGGACCTGCAGATCTTATTGCTATTAATGAAAAAGGTGCATTAGAAATATACGATGTAAAGAGTGAAAGTTATCGTAAAACATGGAAGCCAGGAACACGTATATGTAGAAAACTAACACAAGAACAAAAGAAATTAAAAATGAAATTTATATTTGTAGACAAGAATGGAGGGTGTCGCATTGCCGGACGTTAATATAATATTAGGACCACCTGGCACAGGTAAAACTGAAAACTTACTGCGGATCGTGGACCAGGAACTTAAAAGTGGTACACCACCTGATAGAATTGCATTTGTAAGTTTTACAACAAAAGCAACAAATGAAGCACGTGATAGAGCAAAGGTAAAATTTAATTTAACAGACAAAGATTTTCCTTATTTTTGTACGCTGCATGCATTTGGTAAAAGGCAGATGGGATTTACAAAATCAGAAATTATGGACAATAAAGATTATTTAGAATTTTCTGATAAGTATGGTGTAGATTTAAAAAGAGTTACAACTGATTGGGAAGAGAATGGCGTTGTGTCTACCGACAATAAATATTTAAGAGATATAAATAAGTCAAAGATGCAAGATTTAGAATTACAAGATTTTTATAACGCAGCTAATTTAGATTATGCTTGGGAAGAATTGTTGTGGGCTTATCGTTCTTTTGAAGATTATAAACAAACAAATAACAAATTTGATTTTACAGATATGTTGACACAGTTTACACAGTTTGGACACACACCACCTCTTGATGTTGTTATTGTAGATGAAGCACAAGATTTGACAAAGTTACAATGGAGAATGTGTGAAAAGATATGGGCTAATTCTAAAAGAGTGTACATAAGTGGCGATGATGACCAGGCAATATTTAGATGGGCTGGTGCTGACATTGAGCATTTAATTAAGATGGATGGCAATATAAGTGTTTTAAATCAATCATATAGAGTTCCTCTTGATGTGCATTTAATAGCAACACAAGTTGTGTCAAGAATTAAAAACAGAAGACCTAAAGAGTGGGCACCAAGAGCATATAAAGGAGAAGTTAGATACCATGCATATCCTGGTGCTGTTGATGTTTCTGAAGGTAATTGGTTAGCACTTGCAACATGCAGCTACATGCTAAATGATATTGAAGAAGATTTACGCCACTTAGGATTGCCTTATACAATTTATGGCAAGACACCAATTAAACAAGATTTGTTAAAAGCTATTAGTGCTTGGAAAAGATTAAATCAATTTGAACAATTAAATTACAATGACGTTGCGGCTATTTATGCAAATCTAAAAACAGGTTTTAATATAAAAAGAGGTTACAAAACTTTAAAAACATTAGAAGAAGGGCAAATGTATGATTTAGAATCATTGACAATGCACCATGGATTAATAAATGCTGGTGTGCCTTGGGATGTGGCTTTTACTACAATAGGAGAAAAAGATAAATCGTATGTGATGTCATTAGAAAAACATGGAGGATTAGGTGTAGATCCAAAAATAAATTTAAGTACAATACACATGGCAAAAGGTGGAGAATGTGATAATGTTATGTTATTAACAGATTTGTCTCGTGCAAATCAAAATGAAATGGAAGTTAATCCAGATGATACAGATAGAGTTTTTTATGTAGGCGCAACTCGTGCGAAAAAATCACTGCATATTATAAACCCCCAAACAGAGAGAGGATATTTCATATGATAAACAAAGAAGAAATATTAAAGAAGGCAAAAGATCTTGTCGCTGGTGACAGGAACAAAACACATGGAGATGCATTTAAAAATCATGCAGAGATTGCAGAGTTTTGGAATATATTTCTAGACAAAAAATTACAACCAATGGCTAGTATCACAGCTGAAGATGTAGCTTTAATGATGGTGCTATTAAAAATATCTAGACACACGCAAGGAACGAAAAACAATTTGGATAACTTCATTGACATGTGTGGTTATGCAGCAATAGCAGGAGAAATTAATGAATCAGGATCTTTTTAGAAAAGACGAAGTAAAAGCAGAGTGGTTGCATCCCACAGAAACACCTTCAATGAAGGGTAAAGACGTGGTAGCAATTGACTTGGAAACGTGTGATACAGAGTTAAAAAAGATGGGTCCTGGTTGGCCTAGAAAAATTGGATCTGTTATAGGTATTGCTATATCCAGTGGTGACTTTACTGCTTATTATCCTATAGCGCACGAAGGTGGTGGTAACATGGATAAATCAATTATCGTAGAGTATATTAAAGAAGTGTGTGAAGATGAGTCTATACAAAAAGTATTTCACAATGCACAGTATGACATTGGATGGTTATCTACTTTAGGTATAGAGGTAAAAGGTTACATACATGACACTATGATAGCTGCTGCATTATTAAATGAGAATAGATATTCTTTTACATTAAATAGCATGGTAGCAGAGTATTTAGGTGAGTTTAAAAATGAATCATTATTAAAAGCGAAAGCAGAAGAATTGGGGTTAGACCCTAAAGCTGATATGTATAAAATGCACGCATCATTTGTTGGGGAGTATGCAGAAGCAGACGCTAAATTGACATGGCGTTTACACGAAAGATTTATTACTGAAATAGAAAAAGAAGATTTAACAAAAGTATATGATGTAGAATGCAGATTAATACGTGTTATATTTAACATGACTAAACGTGGTGTACGCGTAGACATGGAGAAAGCATTTGGTCTTAAAAAGAAATTACTTAACAAAGAAAAACAATACTTAAAAAGAATAAAAGATTTAGTAGGTCAAGATGTACAAATCAATGCAGCACGGTCTGTGGCCCAGGCATTTGATAGTGTTAATTTAGAATATCCTAGAACAGCACTTGGAGCTCCTAGTTTTACACAAACATTTCTTGAAACACATGCACATGAATTACCACGCATGATAACAAAGGCACGTGTGTTAAACAAACTACAAGGAACATTTGTTGATGGTGTAGCTAAATATGTACACAATGGTAGATTACATGCACATATAAACCAGATACGTGGCGATAATGGTGGCACAGTGACAGGTAGGTTTTCTATGTACGCTCCTAATTTACAACAGATGCCTATAAGAAATGAATATGGATCAGAGTTACGTAAAATATTTATACCAGAGCAAGGAGAGTATTGGTTGTCTGCTGACTATTCACAACAAGAACCTAGAATATTGACACATTTTGCCATATTAAATAAAAATGCAGGCGCAGAAGAAGTGCAACAAGCATTTGTAAAAGGATTAGACTTTCATAAACAAACAGCAGAGATGGCAGGAATTGATCGTAGACTAGCTAAAACAATAGGTTTAGGGGTAATGTATGGCATGGGGTATAAAAAGATGGCTGTGGACCTAGATATAGCTCCTATGGAGGCAAAAGAAATGTTAAAAGAGTTTAGAGAAAAAGTTCCGTTTATGCAGGGTATGTTAGAGGCTGTAATGAATCGTGCAAACCAAATAGGATCTGTAAGAACATATTTAGGACGTAGATGTAAATTTGATCTATGGGAGCCCTCTTGGTACGAAGCTGGTGTATTTCATAAAGCATTACCACACAATGAAGCAACAACAAAATGGGGTGGTTCTATAAAAAGAGCTGGCACATATAAGGCATTGAATAGGTTAATACAGGGCACAGCTGCTGATCAAACTAAAAAAGCCATGGTTGATATATACGAACAATTGGGTATAATACCGCTTATACAGGTTCATGATGAGTTGAATTGTAGTGTAAAATCTGATAAAGAGGCAAAAGAAATAAAAGATATGATGGAAACATGTATAGATTTAAAAGTGCCTTCTAATGTTGATTACAAAATTAAGGATAACTGGGGAGATGCCAAGTGAGCATAAATAAAGAAACAAGGAAAAAAAGATTAGAGAATAAAAAGAATAGCTTTGCTATTAATCCGGAGCAGATGGAATTTGAAAGAAGAAAAGTACTTGAACAAATGTCTACGAAAATTGATCGTAAAAAGCTCAACAATATGGCAGCAGTTGCGGCGACAAAAGAACCAGAGTACTTTGACGAAGAAGGAAACAAACGCGAACCGACGATGCGCATATTATCACTCGGGGCAGGGGTACAGTCTTCCTGTTTGGCACTCATGGCGCAAGAAGGATTAACAAAACATAAACCAGACTACATGATATTTGCAGACACTGGGTGGGAACCTAAGTTTGTGTATGAACATGTAGAATATTTAAAGAAAGCAATAACAATTTGTCCGCTGATCACTGTGGAAAGAGGTAACATCCGCGAGGATCTTATCAAAGCAGCGAACCCAGAACCAGGGTCTAGAGAAGAGGAAAAATCGTTTGCTGGACGTGTACCAAACCCACCGTTGTTTGCTGCTCGTCCTGGTGGAAGAGTAGGAATGCTTTATCGTCAGTGTACACATGATTATAAAGTTATTCCTATTCAAAAAAAGATTAGAGAGTTGTTAGGTATTAAACCACGACACCGTGTTAAGAAAGGCATGTTGGTTGAACAGTGGATTGGTATATCTACCGACGAGGCTATGCGTATGAAAAACGCTAGGCTACCATGGTTAACATCACGTTGGCCTTTAATAGAAATGAAGATGTCTCGTATGGATTGTCTTCAGTGGTATCGTGATATTAAAAAACACCCTATGCCAGGTAAATCATCGTGCATAGGGTGCCCTTATCATCATAACGACCAATGGAAAAACATGCAAAAGAATTATCCGGAAGATTTTGCAGATGCATGTGAAGTTGATGATAAGATTAGACATGGTTTAAAGAATACAACATCAGAATTGTTTTTGCACAAATCAGCAAAACCACTTCGCGATATAGATTTCTTGGAACCAAAAAAACAAGCTTCATTATTTGGCGAAACATTCGATGAGGAATTTGCCGATGAGTGTGAAGGATTATGTGGAGTATAGAATGAAAGAAAAAATATTAGAGAGAAAAAAAGAATTAGAAAAACAAGGAAAAGATCTTATTGATAAAATTAATCAAGGTAAAGAAGCAATTAGAAACATGGAGTCAAGTGTTGGACAAATACAAGGTGCAATACAACAGTGCAATTGGACAATAGATCAAATGGAGTTGACAGATGACAAATCATTGGCGAAAAAATGAGGAAATGGCCGTTTGGGGCTATGACAAAAAAACCAAGGGTTTCCGCCAAATAAAAGAGGCCGTAAAGGCACCGCTAGCAGGGTTTAAACTAATGACCCGGGTGATTCTATGGTCAATTTTTATTGTTTTTTACTTTTTTATCTTTGTTTTGCTTGTTTCTGGTTGTTCGTTCATAAAAAAGAATAATGATGAAATTAAAATTACAGATTTACCTCCAATTGAATACGAAGAACCTGTTGTTGATAAAATAAATATTGTTTCATGTATAAAAATGTTACCGGAATGCAATGCCTAAATATATTTTACAAACATACAAAGAAAAAAGAAAAGTATATCCGTACGAAGAAACAACAGCATATTATTATGGACCTAAAGAAAGTTGGATGAAAGAAGTTAAGAATGATAAAAAGAAAATTAGAAAGATATCTGCAAGTACTAAATAATATAGATTCAGATCAAGATAAATTTTTATGGATTATGGATTTTGGAAAAAATTCTAGAGACATGAATAAAGATCATAAAGTTAAATCATTTGAGATTCCTGGATGTCAATCACAGACATGGTTAGTACCACATTTTGTTGACGATAAAATATATTTTAGTGCTGACTCAGCTGCATTGATTAGCAAAGGCATGGTCTGTATTATTGCGGACGTGTACAGTGGATCTAGGGCCCAGGATATTAATGATTTTAATCAAAAAGAGTTTGAGAAAATGAATCTTGATTCATTGTTAACACCAGGAAGAAACAATGGTGTGCACAGTATGTTAAAAAAAGTAAAATTTTATGCCAAAGAAAATAATAATAAAGTGGCTGTTTAGACTTTATATTGCATGGTCTTTATCTTTGGACGTTAGTATAATTTTAGGTCTTATATATTATTTCTTTATTCTTTAGTCCCACTTTGCTTTAGCGCGTAGAGACCATCTTTCAAATGCTGCTGCATCTATTTCTTTTTTAACCATTTTGGCACCAGCTGGCACTTCATTGTATAATGCAATTACTTCACCGTCTTCTATGTGTACAATACCAGGTCCACAAAAAGCATCCTTATCATAACCTGTATTTTTCTTCTTCATTAGTCTTACTTCTTTCATACAAGAAGATAATGATTTCATAGGAATGTATTGTGTCATTTGAGTATTTTGATCATTCATGTTACCAAAAACAAACATGAGTATTACGCTAATGACTTCCATTTTGCCTTACTTTGTCCTCAAGTTTTTCTGTATCTATAATTAATTTTTCTATGTCTTGCTGAGCTCTTTTTATGTTTACGGTATTTGACATCATACCTTCCATTTCTTCTTGCATAGCCTCAATTTGAGCTGCCATAAATTCTATAAGCATATCTTGTTGACTATCCGCGGGCAAATTGCCCATTTCACCACGAGGCCATTTAATTCTAAATTCTGTATTTTTATCAACATCAGCAATCATTAGTTTGCCATTTGTTTCAATATTATTCAGGCGTTCAATAATCCCAAAATAACTATACACTCCAATCCCAACGGCCGCGAGTATGCTGAGAAGATTTCTCATAGGCATACTGATCGCTGTGTTATCAGATACCTTCATTACTTAGCTAAAGGATTGTCAGCCTTCTTTTTTATTTCTTTAATTTGTATGTCTTGTAATTCGTTTTCTTTTGATACAATTGCAGTTTGTTTAGAAAGTTCTTCAAGATCTTCTTCTATTTCCCAACCATACTCTTCTAACATTTGAAGTTTGTTTAGAATAGGTTGCAAATCAGCAGGTTCAGGTAGCATGGCTATTTGCTCTCTAACTTTACCAATTTCTTTAAATACAGATGTTAGATCAACTTGTTCTGGCATCTCTTCTCTTACAGCTACAAATTCTTTTAAAACCCATGTCATGTCTTGTGTTTCAGGAATACTATCCTCTACTGCATCAATACGATCTATAAGTTCTATTTTATTTTGATTTATTTTTTTATTTATTGCGCCCACATCAACAGCTGGTGTTGCTTCTATTGCATCAAGACGTGTATTAAACTGGCCCCAGGTGTAAAAACCTCCGCCTATGGCCCCTATAACGCCAATTAATGCGGCATATGTGCTTAATTTCTCTATAATTTTCATTCTATTCTCCTCTCAAGAGCTTTAATTCTATCATAATTCCAGCTTTTTGTATAGCCAATTCTTCCAGCTCCTGTTTGTACACAGTCACCGGATCTGTCTGTATGTAGGCTATTAAAGTAACATTTGTGTATATTTCTTTGTTGTATTGAATCATGCTTGCTTGGTCAAAGAAATCGTCATTTACTTTGTATTGGAGGCCCTTATCCTTGTAAAAATCCTTACTTTCGTATGAATCTAGGCTAACGACCTCCTTAAATATATCTTTTGGGTTGACGGTTATTTTTATTTCACCGACATCCACGTCTTTAATCTTTATATTCTTGCTGACTTCGATATTCTTAGTCTTGATTCCTCCTTTGTCAGCAACATCTGTGTCTCCCACTGTCTTTTCTTCATTCGAAGCAGTCTCTGAAACGCTTTCTTCCGATCCCGACTCTTCTTCCAGTGTTTCTTCAGAACCTTCGCTAGATTCTTCATCCTCTTTGGGGTCTTCCATGGTATCTTCATTTTCAGCTACCTCCATTTCTTCTGCCTCTTCTTCAGGCATTTCCATGGTATCTTCCTCTGTTTTCATCTCCATGTCAACAGTTTCTTCTTCTGCCATGTCCATTTCTGCAGGTTCTTCCTTGACTTCTTCCATGTTTGGTTTATCTTCCTCCATTTCCATTTCCACAAATTCTTCTTCCATCTCCATTTCAGTAGGTTCTTCTGTCATCTCCATTTCTGGCATTTCTTCTGATATGATTGTAAATGCGTCTTCCATGTCTGCAGGCATTTCCATGTCAGGCATTTCTTCTGGCATTTCCATGGCCATTTCTTCAAATTCTTCTGGCATCTCTATAATTTGAAATTCTTCTGGCATTTCATACACGGTAAAATCTTCTTCAAAAAAATCATCCTCAAAATAAAAATCATCTTCCCACGTAAAATATTCTTCTTCAAATGTAAAATCTGGTTCTTCAAATATATCTTCTGGTATGTCAGGTATATTTTCTTCTATGTCATCTATTGCATCAGCTGCGTCATCGTCTATTGGATTGTACTCGGTGTTGTTGTAGGTCATTGTAACCTTTGCACCAAGTAAGTTTGGTCCTTGTCTAGATTGATTAGTATAATTACTGTCAACACCACGCCATGACCAATCAAACTTGTTTGCACCCACATCGTTGTGTGT